GTTCTACCTGGCTTTAATCCAAAGTAAAATTGGAATCCGGTTGATAACACTTGTTTATTACCGCTATAATTTTTAGCAGTTCCAAAAATGAATAACTCCTTACTATTTTGTACATAACTTATTGGTCCTGCCCATGTTTGTCCCGAAACAATATAAATGTTTCCTGTTGATGGTGATTTTAAATCATCTCCAGGTGATACTTCTAACCATAAATCACCTTCAGTATAACCTGATGCTGAACCAACTGGTGATGTTGTTTCTATTCTATCAAACCTTTCCATCATATCTGTGTAATTTCCATCATATGAATATGTTTTATGTGCTTTTGTCATTGGTAATAATAGATATTCTTCTTCTCCATCTGGAAACAAATAATTTGTATTTGTTTCTGTAACTCCCGATATTGATTTTAATCTTTGTATAGGTTGTACCGCAATATTAGTTCTATCCCATCTTTGTTTATCTGAATTTGTATTAAAAGGTCCAAAATCTTCTCCCTTTTTATCCCATAAAAAGAATGGTACTTTTTGTGAATAATCACCCAATCTATTATTTAAACATAATCTAACAAATCTACCATTATCGTCTAATTTAAAATCAATAGGTGTTGGTCCGTAATTTCCTGTTCCTCCCGTAAAATAATCTTTACCCGGACTTTCTTCGGGGTCTAAAAATTCACCATTAAACATAAAATATTTTGAACTATCTAAATCAAACGCTTCGATACCTGCCTCATTATTTATTGAAATTAATTGTGTTATATCTCCATCCAATACTTGTCCAAAACTATAACTTGAGTCACTAAAGAAATCTCCAACATCAAACTTAGCGTTTGTTATGTCCATTCGATAATTAATTGCATGTTCTATAATGTTAGCGGGATCTTGGTATGATGTAACAGTTAAATCCCTTACAACAGAACATGTTGGGTCTATTCTTGGGTCATAACATATCTCATACATAAATTCATCTCTTACACCTACATCATAAAATGTGGTTGGGTGTAGTATTTCTTTATATCCACTATAATTTTGACCTATAAATCCACTTGTGGGATTATATGGGGTTGCTCTATAATAAAACTTCTTATCTAAAACATTATAAAAAACTAATTCTCTTGGGAATTTAGATCCTCTTTGATTTAAATCTAAAGAGTTTAAATCATCCCACTTTATCCTATAATCAAACTTAAAGAAATATAATAATCCATTTAACCAATTATCTATAAATGAAAAATTAGTAACTCCTCCACAGAAAAATAAACCAACTCTTTTTCTTTTATACCACTCAGTTAATAGTGGGATATTATTAGATGTTCCATTAATAACAGGAATTATTGTAAAGACACCATCTCTTATTTCTGAATAACCAGATTTAGTTTTTCTATCATAATATTTTACACCTATTTTACTCCAATTTTTTAAATATGGCATTCTTTCAGCACTTGAATTTGCAATGATGTCGGCCATGATTGTTGAACCAACAACAGTCGATGTGGATTCTTTCAAACCAACAGGATATCCATTAGTTGCACTAGTTGGGTCTACTGGTGAGTGTGAATCACCGTAAGAAGATGCTGCACTTGCCCAAAGATATTTATAGGATATTGACTCGTCATATGCCTTATCATATTTTTGACATCCAACCTCTGTTGCAATTTCAGTTCTTGTATTATCAGATGTAGTTTTCTTTTTTATTGTTCTATCATAGATTCTCATAACCGCAAACGTTCCTCTATCTATAATATTACCAATTCCATTGTGTCCTCCTTCATATCCTGCGTAGTTAACACCGCATAGATTTGTCCATTCCTCATGACTAAATGAAATTGTTTCCATATAGTTTTTCCAAATACCAACTACATTTGTCCATTGTTGTATTTTAGAACTTAGTCTTGTTGGTCCGTCTGTAGCACCATAAGCCTCCCAACTATCATCTTTATCCGCAGATAATCTTATACCAAGAACTTTTAATCCTTTCCAATTATATCTAAATGTACCTGATCTAAAAAATGATTTATTGGTTAATGATGTGTTAGTGGCATTAAAATTCAAAATAAAATTACTAAACGACGTTGATTTTGCGTTTGTTTTATCTGGTGGAATTGTAAATGGAATTACCGTATCATCGACCAACGGATAAACATCCGCAATAAATCTACTATCATTTATATCACCTTCTGATGGTGTTACTTTTGCGTTGGATAAAAATTCTAATATTGTTTTTTGGGTTGACTTTGTTGAGTTTGTTAATGAAAATGTATTAGAACTCAAAGGTGAAGAAGTGGCTGATGTATATTCTCTAGCTTGGGCGTTTGGAAAAAATTCTGATAACCAAGAAGAGTTATCCGCAGTACTTACATTAAATTCTATTGGTATTAACATTACTGTGCTATTCCCTTGACCGACACCTACTATTTTTAATTTTATTTCACCTATTGCTGCATATTCTGATTCTGTAGACAAATCGGCAAATGCACTTGTATCTTCCGAACATTCTTCACAATCTGGGTATACGGTTAATGGTAAAACTTTTGTACCTCTATCTTGCATACTATAAGCAGAACTCTTAAATTGTTCACTCAATTTTACAAGTGGTCTCCAATTAATTGGCCAAGGAATATAAAAATCATATAAACCCTGACCTATCGAAAATAAAAATCTTCCAATAAATTCAAAAAATTTAATAAGTATAATAGCAAAAATAAATTGAATGAATGTTACAATTGAGGATATTAATAAACTAAATTTAATTCTATTTCTAAACGCAAAATTTGTTGGTAAGTAATTTGCATTACCTGTACAATCATCTTCTTGACTTGGTCTAATTTGTTTTATTCCTAAAAAAGCGTCTCTTCTAGATAAACCAAAAAATGATTCGACTGAAGATACTTCATAGTGTGATCCTTGAAAAGAAGATGGTGTATAAACTTTACCATATATAAACTTATAAAAAACATCTTCGGGAATTCCTCCATTGTTTGTTCCCAACATTAGATTTTTCTTATCAGATATATAAGTTGATGACATGTCACCTATGATTCCCATTCCGTTATTTGGTGTTACTATTTTTAAGTAATCCTCAAATACGTTAGAAAATTGATATGTGGTTAATAATTCTGGTTGATACTCACCTAAATTATTAACTCCATTGGCATCACTATTATATTCTCTAATTTGTGGGATTAAATAATGTGCGGATGATGTTCCTTTTGTTGATTCTGTATTGCCTTCACCTAAACTAAGTCTAAATCTTGAAACCGTTGTTGTTGGTATGCCTTTATTTGGGTCATTAGTTATTTCTTCCTCTCCAAATTCATTTGTGTAGGTATATTCCATGTTCATTGGGATTACCGCCATTGCAGTTCCATCATCCTCAATTACTCCTGGATTAAAATATTCTAATTCGGGATATAATGTAACCCCGTCCGAACCATAAACTTTATTACCTGTATATCTAACACCTTCAATTTTACCAGGACTTGTTTGTAAATTACATTTATACCCCGTATTCATCCTAATAACCCCTGTCTTTTTTACTGCGTCAGAATTATTATCGGTTACAGATGAAATTAAAACTAAAGATATTGGTTCTACTTTAACTCCCTTATCGGATAAATCAAAATCAACTCTTGATATACCTATTTCACATAAATCTTGGTTTCCCCAAAATGGGAATACCTCAATTTTTTTATTGAATGATACAATTTGTTCTAATCCATCAATATCTTCATCAGATTTAAAATTGTAAAACCTATCAAATTTTTTCTCATCAACCCCTTGTCTAATAAAATCATATGGTCTAATTGAAAAACATCCCATATCTGACAAATCAACTTCAGCATGAATTGTTTGTTCCCCTAAAGGAACCCCCCAAATCATAAAGTCACCCGCACTATTAGTTTTTACTGTATAATTGTAATAAGTTTCATAAACTTCTAAAACTTCTTCTCTTGATAAAATATCTTCTTGGTCGAAAAATGTGCCGGTTGGTACGTGTCCTCCGTGTTGTTTCCTTGATGGTAATAAGTTATAACGATATCCATCATCATTTTTATCTCCAACCGATGTATATGGATATAAAGCGGATATAACGGGATCTGTAGAGTCTGCGCCTTTTTGTGGTACAAAAACGGAAACTTTAACATTAGGTATACCTAAACCATTGTTTGCGGTAACTCTACCACAAACAACCCCATAATCGGAGCACAATGATGTATATGCCTCTTGTTGAGTGAATTTTAAGGATAATATCTCAAGAAGGTCGTAGTCTTGTTTTAACTCAATTGTGACCTTTTGATCCTTACCGATATCTGTTGAAATTCTATGTTTTTGCATTGTTCTTATAATAAATAGAAAGCAAGGGATTTTCTACTATTATAACGAAAAAACATTTTAGTATGTAGTCGTTCCTAAAGATTTAGTTCTTACTTTGATATCCACATTTGGGAATCTGATTTGGAATATTTGATTAGACAACATAAAAACTGTCATATCGGATTGTTGTATTTCTTTTGTTACACTATTTTTATATGATTGAGATACTTCAGAACTTGAATATGTACCTCCTATTTGGTTATAAACACGTATATCGACAACATTCACAACACCAGCGACATTTCCAATTTCTTTCATCAAATCACCAACAAATAATGGATCACCCATTTTACGTTTTTCAATTGCAAAAAACGATATGGTATCTTCGATAATTGTTTTTAAAATATCACTTGATTTTTCATTCTTATCAACGATTAAATCAATTTCTAAACTTAAATCAATAACTTGACCACTCGTAATATCGATATAATCATTTATCATCCTATATTCAGAAAGATAATTTAAAATATTGTTTTTCAATGTGTTAGATACGATATCAGTTAAATTACCCTTATCATCATATGATAACAACTTAATTTTAACTTTATTATCTTGTTCTAAAACATTTACTTTAGCGGGTGCACCATAAGTTGATGGCATTGTCTCGATTAAAGACTTGTAATCATTTAAGGTTACCGCTCTGTCTTGTGCTGAGAAATTATATGCAACCATATTTCTTAATTCCTCAATTGTTGGTTGATCAGCACCACCGACCGCTGGTGTTACATTGGTAACTCTTAAAGATTGTTGTACTTGTGAATTAAAGCTCTCATTTGGACCCGTAACTTCAAAATCGACATTATCTATACTTGTTATAACATTAACCCCTAAATTCGAGTCTTTACCCCCTCCAATTCGATATTTTATGAATACCGTAGTGTTGGCTTTAGGAACTGAACCTAATGACATATTGTTTAAATAACTTGCAAGGTTTACTTTAAGAGAACCGTTCATATAGTTATCTAAATTTTCCAATGGGTTAACCGTACCAGAACCAAAAGTTACCGAATAATATCCCTCTGGCGTATACTCAGTAACGAATTTATTATAAACATCAACATATTTTCCGGCCTTAAAATTATCAGCATCTGATGCCGATGTTGGGTCGGGGATGAAAACTTTATCTTGTATTAATGTTTTAACTTCGTACCATTTATTAGTATTGTTTGTAAATTCTGAAGATGTTGGATTAGTTCCAAAAGATGTACCTTCTTTATGAATAACAGATGTGACACCTAAAACATCTTGTTCTGGAAGGTATAATTTTAAAAATGGTTTTTGGTCTAACTCTGAAATAACTCTTCTATATATTCTTGTAACACCGTTAACTACGGGTTCTCTTTTTGTTATTGTATATGAAGTTAATTTATTGTTATTATCAAAATTAGGTATTTTAAGTCTATTTGGTTCTCCTCTACTATTAAACGGGTCCGAAAAATCAATATCTTCTAATGTTTCAAATATCTGACCTCCTCCTGAAACTTGCGCCCCACTTTTTAAAATTCCCAAATATCTATCATCTTCTTTATCCCCTCTTACAGGCACATTAACTGAAAAATCACATAAAGAAACTGAAGGTCTGTTACCAGGTATTTTAATACCATATGTTTTTGCAATATGAAACAACGATTGTCTTTGTTGTGCAAAATCCAACATTGTTTCTTGCCAAACTCTATCAATATGAAAATGTAAGTTATCCGCAACCGCAGCATTTAAATCTAACAATACTGAAAATATTGATGCATCATTGGTATTCTTAACCAAATCAGGATAATACTCTTTTGTTAAATTTACTAATTCTTGTCTAAGTCCCGCAAAATCTCTTGTTGCGTATGATATCTTTTTTCCCATTTTAAATGTTTAATATTATAAAGTCTGAAGTTGAAAACGCTCCATTATTAACCGTATATTCAATTTTAACTTTAGCGGTATACGGTTTTGTTGAACTATCGGACACCCTAAAAAGTCTTTCATCTTCATCAGTTGAAAACGTCTTTACATTATCAGGGTCATCTTCTGCAGATATTACCTCTAGTTTTGTTATTTCTAAATTAGGTATATATTTTTTTACAGATTCTCTTATTTCTTCCTCAATCAATCCAAATGTAACCATATCATTTTGGTCAAATATGAATTGGTATAACCTAGTTCCAAAATCGGGTAAATAATATCTACTACCCTTTTTAGTTAATAAAAGATGTATTAAATTACCCCTAATCTCTCTTTCGGGGGTTGCAGTCATTTTTACATACTGACCCTCTAAACTATCTCTAAATGGAAAATCTATTCCGTATTTTACCGCCATATCAATAAATATAAACTAATCTAAAATGGTATTAAATAAAAAACCCAACATAAGTTGGGTTTTATTAATAATATATGGTTAATGATATTAAGAACCACAACCCTCACACTCAAAAGGTGAGTCTTTTGGTTTCATTGGTATCATTTCAATTTCAGGAGTTTCCTCACTTATTATTGTGTTATTTTTTATTGTTTCAGTAAACGATGCCATTTGTTGTCCGGGTAATTGTTCTACTGGTTTTGATTCCGATGTGTCAATACCCAATCCTTTTAATGCGTCAACCGCAGACCTACTTCTTAAATAATACATACCCGTTTTTAACCCCAATTTCCAACCAAATAAATGTGCGGCCAATAGTTTTGGTTTGGTTACATTATCAACAAATAAATTTAATGATTGTGATTGGTCAATGAAAACACTTCTGTTTGCTGCCATTTGTAAGATTCTCTTTTGAGACATTTCCCAAACAGTTTTATACACTTCTTTTAGTTGAGTTGGTATTTCTGGAATGTTTTGAACTGATCCGTTCTCCATAATTAATTTCTTTTTTATGTCATCATTCCATATTCCAATTTTCAATAAGTCTTTTACTAAATGCTTATTAATCATTACAAACTCACCACTTAATGTTCTACGAGAATATAAATTTGTTGTGAATGGTTCAAAAGCTTCGTTATTACCTAAAATTTGTGCGGTGGATGCTGTTGGCATTGGTGCAACTAATAATGAATTTCTTACCCCGTTATTTACAACACTTTTTCTTAATTTTTTCCAATCCCATCTACCTGATAAATCTTTATCTTTTTTATCCCACATTTCAAATTGGAAAATACCCTTTTCTATTGGTGACCCAGCAATTGATTCATATGATCCAAATTCTTTTGCCAAATCATTTGACGAGGTCATTGCCGCAAAGTAAATTGTTTCAAAAATATCTGTTTGTAATTTATCAGACTCTTCACTTTCAAAAGGAAGTCCTAATATACAAAACACATCCGCTAATCCTTGTACACCTAAACCAACTGGTCTGTGTTTAAAGTTAGAACGTTTTGTTTCTTCAGTTGGGTAAAAATTTAAATCAATAACATTATTCAAGTTCTTAACCACTTGGTATGTATACTCATATAATAATTCATGATTAAATTCACCATTAATTATGTACTTTGGTAATGCAATAGACGCCAAATTACAAACCGCTTGTTCTGTTGGTGAACTATATTCAATAATTTCAGTACATAAGTTTGATGACTTAATTGTGCCTAAATTCTTTTGATTTGATTTATAATTTGCAGGGTCCTTATATAACATATAGGGAGTACCTGTTTCCATTTGAGCAGTTAATATTGCATCCATTAACTTCCTTGCCTTTACCACTTTTCTACCTAAACCTTGTTGTTCATATGATTCATACAAACGAGTAAAAGATTTATCTTCAGGACTATCATATGTATCGGATAAACCAGGAGCTTCGTCAGGTGAGAACAATGTCCAATCCCCATCTTGTTCAACACGTTGCATAAACAAATCAGGAGTCCACATTGCCAAGAATAAATCTCTCGCTCTCATTTCTTCTTTACCATGATTCTTTCTTAAATCAATAAAATCATAAATGTCGGCGTGCCATGGTTCAAGATAAACAGCAAACGAACCTTTACGTTTACCACCTTGATTAATCCATCGAGCAACTTCATTATAGGTTTTCATCATTGGTAATAGTCCATCAGATTGTCCGCCAGTTCCTTTAATATAGGAACCTTTAGCTCTAACATCATGTACATGTAATCCGATACCTCCAGCCCATTTAGAAATCTTAGCAACATCTTTAATTGTATCAAACAATCCATCAATATCATCACCCTTGTTTCCAATTAAAAAACAAGATGACATTTGTGCTCGTTTTGTGCCGGCGTTAAACAGTGTTGGGGTTGCATGTGTGTAATAATGTTGGGATAAATCATCATAGATACGAAGTGCCATTTCGATATCTCCTTTACATATTCCAACCGCAACTCTCATATAAAGATATTGTGGTCTTTCTATTACTCTATCACCAATTTTTAAAAGATATGAACGTTCTAATGTTTTGAATCCAAAATAATCAAATTCTAAGTCACGTTCCATATGTATTGCACCATCAAGAACTTCTTTATTGTCAATTACAAACTTATAGATATTATCATCAATAAGGGAAGATTCTTTACCGGTTTTTGGTTCAACAAAAGAATAAAGTTCTTTTATTGACTGTGAAAACTTTTTAGGTGTTGTTTTATGTAAATTTGAAACCGCCAATCTTCCAGATAATTTTGCATAATCTGGATGTGTTGTAACCATTGATGCTGCGGTTTCAGCTGCAAGTACATCTAATTCTGTAGTTGAGATTCCATCATATATTCCTTGTGTTACTTTTAAGGTAACATATGTTGGGTCAATATACTCCATATTTAAATCGTGACAAAGAACACTAATACGTTTAGTTATCTTGTCATATCTCATTTCCTCTAAGGAACCGTCTCTTTTTTTAACTTTCATTTTCTATTTTATTTTTAAAAATCAACATCACCAAATGCAGAATCTAAATTTTCTGACGCGTTGTTTACGCCTGCCTTTTGATACTCAGCAACTCTTTTTTCAAAGAAATTTGTTTTACCTTGTAATGCAATATTTTGCATAAAGTCAAATGGATTTTCTGAATTATATACTTTTTCAACACCTAAAGAAACTAATAATCTATCAGTTACAAATTCAAGGTATTGTGACATTAAATCTGAATTCATTCCAATTAAACGAACGGGTAATGCATCAATGATAAATTCCTTTTCAATTTCCAATGCTCCACAAATGATTTCTTTGATTCTTTTAGGGTCAACTTTATTTTCAATATGTTGATTATAAATGTGACAAGCGAAATCACAATGAACTCCTTCATCTCTTGAAATTAATTCGTTAGAGAAGGTTAAACCCGGCATTAAACCACGTTTCTTTAACCAAAAAATTGAACAGAATGATCCTGAAAAGAAAATACCTTCAACCGCAGCAAATGCAATTAATCTATCGATAAAAGATTCTGAGTTTATCCACTTTATCGCCCAATCCGCCTTTTTCTTGACCGCAGGTATTGTGTCAACAGCATTGAAAAGATAGTGTTGTTCGTTTTTATCTTTTACTAATGTATCTATCAATAGTGAATATGTTTCACTATGAATATTTTCCATCATTATTTGAAATCCGTAAAAGAATTTAGCTTCGGTATATTGAACTTCGTTTACAAAATTCATTGCTAAATTTTCATTTACAATACCATCCGACGCAGCAAAGAACGCCAACACATGTTTAATGAAATGTTGTTCATCTGCATTAAGTTTATTTTCCCAATCTAAAACATCTTGTCCCAAGTCTATTTCTTCTGCCGTCCAAAACGACGCTTCTGATTGTTTGTAAAATTTCCATAAATCATGGTGCTCGATTGGAAATAAGACGAATCTACCAGGATTCTCTTGTAAAATTTTCTCTATCATTTTTTTATTTTTTATTTGTTAATTCTTGTCTCTTCAAAAAGGCTTCTCTTGCTCTTGTTTCGTTGTTCTTAACCTTTTGTTCTTCAAAACCAAGAAGAGTGTTTTGGGAATCGGTGTCAATAAGAAGGAATTCATTATTAAATTTACAATTTTGCCATATTACCCCATCTTTACCGATACGTGATTTAAGTAATGTAAGTGTAGCTAAATTATGTTCTTTTTGTTCTAATGTTTTAGCTATAGATAAAATTACGTGAGCAATTTGTGCTTTCTTAATTGAACCTCCCATTTGGTCTCCCGTTACAACTTCAGATGAAATTGATTCACGATTACCTTGTGTTGCGGTCCATATTGCCATTTCGAATTCAGTTGTCATTGATTCTAAACTTCTCATTATAGAACCTTCTCCTTTCCACTCTTCACCATTTGTACTTCTTTCAGCAGAAATACAATCGACATAATCTATAAGTAATAAGTCAATTTTAATTCCTTCTGAATTCATCTTTCTGATTTTATTTTTAATTTCAGAAATTGTTACATTATCACTTGAAAGTTTTAAAAGTTTTAAAGATCCTTTTGATTGGGTTTGAGCCAACTCAACCTTTTCTTTAACTTGTTCTTTATAGTTTGGTTGTTCTGCAGGTGCAATGTCTGACCAAATAGTGTAATGTTTTCTTTTAATGTTACCCGGATTATCTTCAAAAAATATTTGAACTACATTATAACCTAAGTTATATGCTGTGTTAGCAAATTTAGTTAACAACGTTGTTTTACCTGTTCCGGTTGGTGCTAATACAATACCCAATTCTCCTTTTCCAAGACCACCGACTAATATATTATCCACCCCAACGATTCCTGTAGGGATAGGTAATCTATTAGTATCTTCTAACGCTTCATCAATGTTATGAAATACGTCCGTTGCTTCATCGTCTTGTATTCCTACTTGTAATGCCTTTTGGATAATTTCCTCAATCTTATTGTATGATTCAAACTCACCACTTTCAATAATATTTTGGACATTTTTTAACTCTCTCTTTAAGTTCTGTTGTTTACAAAAATTAAGGGCGGTATCTCTAACATATTCTGTTTGTCCTTCTCCTTCACTAATAGTTGTTAGTGTATCTAAATGAACTCTTGATGAATCTTTATTACCTCCCTCATTCATTATTTTCTGAGCTAAGGTATCATAGTTAGGAATTTTATTATATGATTTATATAACTCTTTCATATTTTCCATAATAAATCTAAAAGAGTTATTATCAAAAAATTTAGTCTCAATAACATCAATTATTGTTTCTCCGTACTTTTTATCTTCAATGATTGCCTTTAATAAGTTTTGTTGAAATGAAAAACCTAAGTATCCAAAATTCCTTTCTTCCATGATTGTTTTTTATATATGTGTTTAAATTATAGTTCGTATTGAAGATATGTGGTCTCCAATTCTTCAGATGATAAAATGTCAGTTAAATCTGACAAAATTCTCTTCAGTTTTGGACGAATATCAACCGTATATCTCACCTTCGGATGGTAATAATATGCGGGGAATATCCTTTGAATAAATACATCGTCATTTAACTTAATTACCAATAAAAAATGTTCTCTATCCTTCTCTAATGAATCTTCCACATACTCCGAAGATAGGAAATAATTGGTATTTTCACATAGATAATCGGAACTTTTTATTTTCAAATCCTCCGCAATATCTAAACAAATATTTTTAACATAGTAATGTAAATCCATTGATCTACGTGATTGATCTACGTGGTCTTTTACATTAAAGAAACGTTGGCAGATTATGTTCCCTTCTAATGTTAAGAGAAACTCGAATTTAGTAATGTCTGGTTGTTGTTGGTTAATCATGATTTTTAATTTTTATCATTTTTTTATTATTTTTTTCTTTTCTAGTTAAACGAAGAAATGGATTTAAAAATTTAATCCAAGCATCATCCGATTTAGGTAATACATTGAATAACCCGTCTTCCATCATCATTTTCATAGTATTTTTATATGACCTCCCTTCGGGGTCTAAATTTTCATTAATTAATGATTCAATCCCTTCCTTTGCTTCTTCTGTTAAAAATGGGGTATCTAAACTTACTATACGGTTATTAACATCAAAAAACTCATCCCCAAAAACACCGTATTTTGTAACTCCAGTTAATAAATTTGTAACTAACTTGTTACTCTTATCTTGTTCAAATATTAAATTAGACTTTTCTCTAATTTGTTCTACGGATAGTGTCTCAGTTCTTAATTCAGGAAATAATGATAAAAATCTTTTTATTCCCATTCCTCTAATTCCCGCAATATTGTCAGAAGAATCACCACACATCATTTTAACTAACCAAACGTTTTCGATTAAAATCTCTTCATGGTTATAGAGTATGGTTTCTTTTTGTTTGTATAACTTTCCGTGAGACGGATTGTAAATTTGAGTAGTTTCGGATACTAGTTGTGTTAAATCACCATCAGACGAATAAACTATTTTATTTTCGTTTGGTGAATTCTGTGTATAATAGGCGATGTTATCATCGGTTTCACAATATTCATATTCACCTTGTCTAACGAATAGTTCTTCGAGGTATTGTTTAACTCTATCTCTTTGGTAATTATAAGAATTTAATTCTTCTTCTGTTCTAATTCGTTGTCTTCTATTTTCCTTATAATGGATATAGATTTTTTTTCTTGTTTGTGACCCTTCTAGTCCGTCCCAAAAGACAACTATTTTATCTAAATGGTACGTCTCAAATGATCTACGAAGAGTATTGAGAAAATGGTAAATTCCTCCGATATGTGTTCCCTTGTGGAAATAATTTTTGACACCGTAAAAACCAATTGTAAGTAAATTGTCACCATCAACTAATAAAACAGACATTTAAAAAATTTATTATAAATCACTTTCTTCTGTTACAACTTCCACGTCTGTGATGTCTGTAACATTAACACCTAACATCTTACTGATGTATTCCCCACATTCTTTTTTGTATTCTTCAAGAGATTTCTTTTCCTCACCTTCTTCTCTTCCTGCCATGAATCCGTGTGAAGTAACCAAGATACGTCCATCTTCATAACCTAAACCATTTACGTGGTTCTTCATTATTGAGATTTTAGTTCTTGTTGCAATCTTAACTTTTCTCTTATCTTTTGTAATTGATATTTTAGTTGTTCCCGCTCCTTTTTGATTACCAAATAAAAACACTAAAGTTGAGTTCAACCAAATTGCTTCTCCACCTTTTGCTTTAATCTTTGGTTGTCCAAAAGGATTATCAGGTAATTCTACCCAAGGTTGGTTAACAATTAACAATGTGTTTGTACAAGGTTTATCTGTTCTTCTTGACCCTGAAATACGTTGGTTAATACCCATACCTATTTTATCTGCTAACACCGATGCATTGTGTTGTTTTCCACCTTTACCATCGTAAGTCATTTTACATGGAACTGAACCTACTGAATCCCATAAGAATAAAATATCTTGTGTGATTTCACCTTTATCTTGAGCATCTAATAATTCATTAATATAATCTGTGATTTGTTCAATGTATTCAAAATCACTATTAAAAAGATAATCAGCATCTTTATCAAACCCCATTAACTCCGCATGATCCCAACTCCATTTTTGTTCAGTAATTAAGAACACAGGTAAGATTCCTTTCTTTTGAGCATCTACTGCTGTCTTCACCAATGCTGTTGTTTTTCCCGTATCACTATGTCCTAATAACATATTAATGTGTCCCATAGCTGGTCCTGGAATTCCTGTTGCATCTAAGAAAGCATCACCTAAATCAAAAAATCTATCTGCTTTATATGTTGCCTCTTTAGAGTACTTCTTTTTTATTGCTGAAAAATCAGTCTTTTTTATAGCTGCCATAATTTGTTTTTAAAAGGATGTTCCCGACACCAATGTCGGGAACATCATAAGTTATTTAGAATGGTAATTCACCATCAACCTCTTCATCTTCTTGTGGGTCAACAACAGGTGTAACCGATTTTGGTGCTGAAATTGTTTCTTCATTTGTTGAAGATGAAACATATTTCTTTTGGTCACTATCCCAACGTGGAGCTTCTCCTCTTGCAACTAACTCTAAGTAATTTTCGTCTTTCTTAGAATAAACATCAGACCAAGTTAATTCATCATCAGTCCATGTT